AGACGAGTTGTAGTCCATGTGGACCAATGGAGAGCGGAGATGCTAGTGAGGGACCCCGAGAGCTTCACAATCGACGAGTTAGAGCCATACGATGCGTCGGACCTCTACTCGGAAGAGATGGAAGCCCTGTTGAGATCAACAGAGAGGGAGAACCTAACAGTCGACGAAGACCACTAGAACACTTCTGTCCCTTCAAACTTCCAGCTAACCTTACTGTTGGTGTTCCAGGTTTCCGCTGCCCTGAAGTGTGCGCACTGGGCAGCTGGGTGGAACCAAGTGTTATCGAGTATGACGCGAAGTGGTTCCTAATTTGGACTAAACGTAAAGATGTGGTATACAATAAGTCCTTGTTGGCTTATCTGAAACTCCATGTCGTTGGAAGTGAACGAGAAGCCGCACTGGAGTCAACCCTTCGGTTGGTAGCAAAGAACAAAATGTTGAATGCATTGGGAATTCACCCTGATTGGGTACTTCCTGTCCTCAGCGGTTCCATTGCTATGGCCCTAAATGTTGGTCCCTTGGAAAAGGTGGCCAGAAATATGGGCAAACCAATAGAAAAATCCAGCCTACGAAAAAACTGGATTTTGCGCAACACCCAAATGCCATTGGAACGAGTTACACCGGTTCAGGCAAGATTCGATTTGACAAGGGTAAGATTAACCCCATTTGTCAGGAAGTGGTTCTTGAACCAGTCCGCAGAGAAAAGTCGAATTGGGTAAAGGTTGATGCACTAGACTTACTGATACACGTTCAAGATGGACCATGCAAACACTCGAGGGTGATGCAGGAAATTCTCCGTATTGGTGTCAGCAAAGTTGTGTCATTCCATCGTTGCGCGATGAATGAGTATAACTCCATTGTCAACCGGCACGTTAAAACTCAGTTACCTTGTACTGAGGCAGCAACAAAGTTAATGTTTAACTCCATCAATTCGCTCTTGTATGACATGAGGTTTGTGGACCTAAGTCCAATGACCATAGGTTCGGTCATTGAATCACGACCGCAGCGCATGCGGAAGCGATACAAGAATGTGATGAGTCAGTCACCTGACCCAGGAATGGGTAAGTCCTTCATAAAGTTTGAAAAACTGGAGGACAAAGATAACTTAATCCCAAGATTAATCCAGTATAGAAGTAGCGCTTACACGTTGCAACTTGCTAGGTATACAATCGTAGTGGAGAAAGTTCTATCGATGGCTGACCAGTTCTACCACAATGGTGGATTTCCAATTATCGCAAAGGGCAAAAATGCCGCTGAGCGAGGAAGTCTACTGTATGAGATGTGGGGAATGAGTGGAGCTAAAACTGCGCATCTCTATGACCATAGCAAATTTGACTCTATGGTTAACGAGACTCACTGGGAATTAGAACAATACGTCATGGGAAAATTATTCAAC